GATCATGAGTTCACCCGCTTTCCTGACTCGTGGGGGTACACACATAGGCGGTGCGGCGACCCGTACCCCGAGTACTTCTCGGGCACAGGGGAGACGAAGAGTGATGCCGTAGCCCTGGCCCTTATCGAGATATTGGAGGGGGAGAAGTGAGAAGGAGTGGTGATTGATGCCTAAGTGGGTGATAGATTCAATCTAGCTGGTAAATAAAGGGGGAAAGGGATATGGCACGTTCTCGGAACATCAAGCCCGGCTTCTTCGCTAATGAGTACCTGGCAGAGTTATCTCCTCATGCCCGACTACTATTCATTGGACTGTGGACGCTGGCGGACAGGGAGGGGCGGCTGGAGTGGCGGCCGAAGAAAATCAAGGCCGCCTTATTCCCCTATGAGGATGTCGACATCTGCGCCCTCATGGATGAGCTGGAGGCCTGCCCGGACAGGGTTCTATTCAGGTATCAGCCTAACAACGACAAAGCACCATGCGAGCATGATACTAGCACCGGGCAAGTACCATGCGAGTACCCTACTACATACGTACAGATCACGAACTGGCACCGGCATCAGAATCCTCACATCAAGGAGGGCAACAGTAAAATCCCAGCTCCAGGGCCATATATGGAACCAGCACCAGACGAGCACCATGCTAGCACCATACAGGAACCAGACGAGCATGCTACGAGCCCTTCTGATTCCGGATTCCTGATTCCTGATTCCCTTAACCTGATTCCGGATTCTTCGCGTGCGCGCGCGAGGGAGACCCCCCCCTCCCCCGATTTTAATTATCCCGCCGGCTGGGAACCTACAGAGGAAACCAGAGACAGCGTAGATGACCTCCTCCACCAGATCGAGGGGGTCCTTGGCGTCTGGCCGTTCACCTCCAAGCAGATTGGGAACGGGGAGGCGGATGTTATCCGGGAGGAACTGGCTGCCATCCTCCGCCTGCTGACCGTGGAAGAGGTGGCGGAGATCGTCAGGCGGGAGATGGAGGCCAGGGTGAAGGAGACGAAGGGCGCCGACCGGCCGGTAAACCTTAAGTGGTACATGCGGGCTATCAAGGACACCTTCTTTGACCGCGACCGCCAGCTTGCGGAGGAGGAGCGGAGCAGGGAGGAGGCGAAGAAGCAGAGGGAGCAGAGGACGGATGATGGCCCCATTCCCATAGGCGACTTGATCCAGGAAGAGCTGACGGAGGAAGATAAGGCGAAGATGAAGGAGCGGTTTAGGGAGGTCAGGGAGAAGATGGCCGGGGCCGGCCAGGCTACCGAGGCTGGTAAAAAAAGGAGGCGGTAATGGAGATTAGAGCAGAGGACATAACCGAAAAACAGCTGCTCGGAGTCGTCCGCGACCTCGCCTTACTCCTGGGTTGGCTGTTCTACCACACCCATGACAGCCGGAGGAGCGATCCGGGCTTCCCCGACCTGGTCCTGGTCCGCCAGAGCCATCTTATTTTCGCTGAGCTGAAAAGCGAGAAAGGTAGGCTTACACCCGATCAAAGAGCCTGGCTTACCGAGCTGGAAGAGGTTGCCAGGTGTAGCCGGGGCACCGTGTCTGCCCACCTCTGGCGGCCCTCCGACTGGCTGAATGGTATAATAGCGGAGGAGCTGGGATATGGAAGGGGGAAGTCCAATGAGCAGAAAGGATAAGGCAACCGTGGCATACGTTGGCCCTTTCCTACTTCTCCTGATGCTGGGCATGAGCCTGGGCATGAGCCTGGGCCTACTTCAAAAATGGCATGAGGAGGAACGGGCACGGCTCCAGGTGGAGGAGGAGGTAAGGGAGGCGCGGCAGCAGGCCGCCGAGATCGAGGAAAAATATGGCAGGCTGCGGCAATGGATGGAAGACCTCGGCCTGCCGATCGAGGTTGAGGCCGAGGATGTAGAAGAGGAAGAGATTCCCGCCGTGGAGGATGAAAGGGTTCCCCTTGCCCCTGAGGAGGTTTCGCCCGCCTCCGATTTCTCCACGGCGGGCCTACCCTACCCGAGCGGGTACGGGCCGGATACGCGGGACAGGTGGTTTCCGAAAGGCATCATGCCAGATATTGACATCTACCTGGGCTGGAGAGAACGATACCCGGAGGGGTATGCCCGCCTGGTAGCCTGGGGCCGGGGGGAGACGTCCCCGCTGCCCCTGGACCCGGCCATGCAGGAGGCAGCGCGGATCGCCTATAACGGCTTGAGGTGGGACTCCTGGATCGAACACCGCCTGGGGGGAAGGGCGGCGCAGTCCCCGTATTATGGCAGGGGGCTGGAGTGCGCCTACTGCCTCTGGCAGCGGGGGCGGAATATCGAGAACGCCCTGGCCACCCTGGAGGCGGAGAGCACCTATGGCCTTGGGGGGTCGCTCTATTTCGGCATCCTCTATCCAGGATATACCAACACGCTCGAGGGCTACTGCGACCTGCTGGATACCTGGAGTAAGTCGACCGATCCGTGGGGCCAGGCGTGCTTCTGGAACATGCCTGGCTACCCGCGCTACCAACAGGGGTTTACCCGGATAGCGGAGGCGGCGGGAGAGTGGAGGCCGTAGATGGGCGTGGCAGTTATACCCACCAGGAGGAGCCGGAATAGGACAAACAAAAAGGGCCAATACAGCCGCTGGATGCTCCCTTCCAGGCCGCTAAGGGACTACCTGGAGGAGTATTTTGCGGCGGGGATAGGGAATAACCAGGAGGATAAGGGATTGAAGCACCTATGCAGCGGAACCAAGCGGATCAGCAAGGAAAGCATGTACAGGCAGGTGCATCGAGCCATCTATGATCGGATTTATATCCCTCTGGACCTGGTGGATGAGGTGTGCTGCGATCTGCTCCAAGTACATCCCTATGAGATTTACGGGGAAGCCTACTACTGGCTTATCCCCTGGGCTATATTATATTTTAATGGCCAACGATCATCCTTCCAAAAACGTCTGGAGCAGCTGGCAGAGCAGGAGAAGTCGGAAGGTAAATAATGGAAGGAGGAACCATGGAAAGCATCAAGACAAAAGCATCAACCCTGCCCCCCAGGCAGAGGCCGGAGAGGTGTGCGGTCTGTGGCCGGGAAGCTCCCACCCCGTTCTGCTGTCCCCGGCACGGGATAACCTGCGCCCACTGCTGGGACCTGGACTACGGGGTGTGCGGGGTGTGTGCTGATCGGCTGTACGAGCTGGAGGAGCGGGGGGATGGATAGCGAATGGCAAGAATATCCAGATGCATCTTGGGTACCCTTGCCCTCCTCGCCCTCCTCATCTTGGCCGCCGTGGGTTACGACATCCTCACCAGTGGAGCAGGCAGATTATGGAAGGAGGCCGGATATGGCTGCTGCAACGCGGCGCTATGAGATCAAGGACAGGCGCATCGAGGCCCTGGAGGCGGAAAACGCCGAGCTGCGGCGGGAGAATGAGCGCCTGAAGGAGGCCCTGCGCCTATTGCCGCCTGAATCATTCCTCGCTACCTACTCCCTCCTCTACGAGCTGGCCTACCTTGCCGATGGGCCGAAGCCGGAGATCAGGGCGAGCTACCGCCGGCAGGGGGAGGGGAAGGTCCCCATCCGGGATTTCCGGGCCCATAGGATGAAAGCGAATATCGACCGGCAGCTATACAGGCTCAAGTACCAGATAGCCCAGTACCTCGAGGACGAGCAGAGGATTCCCGAGCCAGACCCCCGAAAATGGGGAAAATCTCAAGATGCCGCGAAAAACTTTTGATCGCCATCTACCTGGGATTTTATAGAAAGGGCTTGACAAAAATCCCCTCAAAGCCTAGAATCCACCGGTAGAATGGCTGATTGTGCCAATAGGCCCCGGACAGGGGCCTTTTACTTAGCCGGATACGAGCCGCCCACCGACGAGCATCTACATATCGGCAGGTCAGCCCTACAGGGCTCGGGCCATAAACCCATAATATAAACCGGGCCGTGTGGGCGGCTTCCAATTTAAGGAGATCGGATGAAATCGCACGATCCACAGCTGAAAGCAAAGGCCCTGGCCCTCTCCATGAAGGAGGGCCCTAAGGCGGCGGCTGAGGCTACCGGGATATCCTCCTCCACCATCCGTGCCTGGAGAGCAAAGGCCGCAGCCGAGGCGCGGGCGGCTGAGAAGACCCTGGAGATGGTGATAGGCGAGAAGATCAGCAAGCTCCAGGCCGCGCCCAACCCGGAAGAGCTGGGCAGGCGCTCCCATGCCCTGGCCGCCCTGGCCCTCGATCGGATACAAGACCAGTTGGAGCAGTCGGAAGAGGAGCGGGCGAAGGGGGCCGACTACTGGTTGCGGGCCGTCGTGGGAGCCTACAAGGTCCTGGCGGAAACTGGTAATCTGCTGCTCGGTGGGCCCACCGCCAGGGCAGAGGAGCTGTATACTGGTACCCTGGAGGTCAAAAGGCAGAGGGAGGTGGCAGAGGTCCTTGCCAGCTACTCGGAGGTTGTCGCAGAGGCAGAGGGAATCCTTACAGAATCTTCTGGCGACAACGGTCATCGAAAATAGCTTCATTCCCCATAGGCCGACCGCCAAGCAGGCCCTAGGGCTGATGTCGCTATCGGAGGAGCTGTTGTATGGCGGCGCTGCCGGTGGGGGAAAGAGCGATTTCCTGCTTATGGCCGCCCTGCAATTCGTCGACCTTCCGGATTACTCCGCCCTACTGCTGAGGCGGAGCTACCCGGACTTGGCGTTGCCGGGGGCGATCATGGCGCGCGCTCACGACTGGCTGCGTGGGAAGATACGCTGGGTGGATACGGAGAAAACCTACTACTTCCCCTCCGGCGCCACCCTGACCTTCGGCTACCTCCAGCATGAGGACGACAAGTACAGGTACCAGAGCGCGGAGTTCCAATTCATAGGATTCGATGAGCTTACCCAGTTCAGCCAGGCACAGTATCGCTACCTGTTCTCTCGGTTGAGGAGGCAGGAAGGCAGTACCATACCCCTCCGTATGCGAGCTGCTTCTAACCCGGGGGGGCAGGGCCACCAGTGGGTCAAGGACAGGTTCATCCCGGAAGGCTTTAAGGCTATAGATGGAATGGCAAATATGTACCGGCATGAGGGCAGGATATTTTTACCAGCACGGCTCCAGGATAATCCATTTCTGGATCGGGAGCAGTATATCCGCAAGCTGCAGCACCTGGATCCCATAACGCGCCAACGGCTGTTGGATGGCGATTGGACGGTATCGGAGGGTGGGGCGATGTTCAAACGGCACTGGTTCCGGCTCGTGCAGGACTGGCCCCGGCATGGGAGGCAGGTAAGGTTCTGGGACCTGGCGGCGTCCAAACCCAAGAGGGGGCAGGAGCCCGACTACACGGTAGGTTGCCGGATGGCGGAATCCGGCGGGCAATACTGGATCATCGACATACGCCGGGTGCAGGACACGCCGGGCGAGGTGGAAAAGCTGATCCGTCAGACCGCCGCCCTGGACGGCTACGAGGTCCCGATCCGCATGGAGCAGGAGCCGGGGGCATCGGGAAAGATCGTAATCGATCACTATGCGAGGGAGGCGCTGAAGGGATACGACTTTGCCGGCATCCCTTCCACCGGCGATAAGGCGGTACGGGCCGCCCCGCTGTCTTCCGCAGCAGAGATGGGCAACGTGTTCCTCGTTGAGGGCGCATGGGTGGAGGCGATGCTGGATGAGTTCGAGGTTTTCCCTGCCGGCGCCCATGATGATCAGGTGGACGCCGCTTCCGGGGCATATGCCTACCTGAGCCGGGATGAACGTCAGGGGGCCTATACTGATCTGGGAATATTAGGTTATGCGGATGTAGGAGTGTGAGCAGATGTTCGGACGCGGCAAGCGGGAAGAACTGGAAGCCCTTTCCAGGACGGTCGAAGAGCTCCGGGAGGAGCTGAGCCTCGCATCCCTGCGCTCGGAGGACCGGGGCTGGGTGGATGTCTCGGCCCTGGGAACCGACCGGGAGCTGGCGGCCTGGGACCACCGGGAGCTGATCCGGGAGTGCTACCGGGCCTACCTGGTCAGCCCTCTGGCGAAGAGGTTCGTGCGCTATGTCACCTTCTTCACTTTGGGCCGCGGGGTCCAGCTGGTGGCGGAGGAAGAGGCCGTGCAGGCCGTCTTAGATGGCTTCTGGAAAGATGAGAGAAACCGCATGGCCCAGCTGGTTAGGGAGGCAAGCGACTGGCTGACCATAGCCGGGGAGGCGTTCTTCCGGCTCGATTACGATAAGATCACGGCGCACACCACCGCCTGGCTGATCGACCCCGGAGAGATCACCGGCATCATCTACGACGAGGACGATGCCTCTACGCCCATCGCCTACGTCCGCTCCTACCAGCGCCAGGTGGGGCCCGCCCAGGTAGGTCCGGGCGGCACGGTCTCGGTCCAGCGGGAGGAGCAGACCGAGGTTCTCCCGGCGACTGACCCGGAGACCGGCCTACCGTCCATCGTCCATCTCAAGATCGGCGGCCTTAACTCCTCCCGGGGCATCTCGGAGCTGCTGGATATGCTCCCCTGGCTAAAGAAGTACGAGCGCTGGCTCAACGACCGCGTGGTCATCAACGCCGGGAGGGCGCTGTTCTCCTACGACGTCACGCTTGAGGGTGCCAGCGCCGAGGAGATCAAAGCCTACCTGAATTCGCTGTCCGGCAAGCGGGTGGCCTCCGGGGCGGCAGGAGATGGCAGATATGCAGATTTTGGTAGCAGCCGCACCATGAGGAGCGGCAGCATCCGCGTCCACAGCGATCGGGTGAAATGGGATACGATCAGTCCCGACGTCAGCTCGGCGGATGCGCGGGAAGACGGCCGGGCCCTCAAGCACATGATCGCCTGTTCCGCCGGCCTGCCGGAGCACTGGTTCGGCGATACGGGCTCCACCAACCTGGCGACGGCCAAGGCCCTGGACCTCCCCACCTTGAGGCAGTTTGAGGATCGCCAGGTGGTGATGGCGGAAGCTCTCCGGCTGGTCTTGCGCAGCGCAGTCCAGCTGCAGCGGATATACGGGAGTACCCTGCCGCCCATCCCGACCGAGGGGGAGGACGAGTATAATGACAGCTTCCAGGTGATCTTTCCCGAGCTCGACACGTCGGATGCGTCCGACAAGGCCCAGGCGTTCTCCAGCGTGGCCAAGGCCGTGACGGAGCTGGTGGCCCTGGGACTGATCTCCAAGGGTACCGCCCTGGAGGTCCTCCGCAGGCAGGAGCCGGTCATCCGCAGCTGGGAGGGAGAGGGCGGCGAAAAGGAACGGCTGGACGAGGAGGCTCTGGCAGCGAGCCAGTCGCGGCTGCTACCGAGGGAGTGAGATGGTTGCCGTACAGTAACTGGGAGGAGGCGAGGAGGCTGAAGGCCCGGCTGGATCGAATCGACCGCCGGGTATCTCGGCAGGTGACGCAGCTGTATAAGGAGGCCCACCGGGAAATCGTGGATGACCTCCGCCGCCGCCTGGAGCGGATTGCCGACCCGGAGGGAACGATCAGCCTGGGCCAGCTCTACCAGCTGGAACGTGGGTCGAAGATGGAGCAGCAGATCGCCAGGCTCCTGGAAGAAGCTGGGGTCCAGTCCCACCGCCTGATGGCCAAGGAGATCAGGCAGGAACTGGAGCAGGTGTTTCCGACTATTACCAGGAGCGTGAACCAGCTCCTGCCTCCGGGGATAGCCCTGGACCTCAACCGGGTGTGGCCAGAGCAGGCTGCCGTCCTGGTAAAGCGCGCCAAGGAAATGCCGCCGTTCACGGACGTGACGAGCCAGGGCACGGCGGCCATCATGCGGGAGGTGAGCCTGGGAGCCATCCGCGGCCAGTCCGTCCCGGCAATCGTGCGCCGGGTCCGGGGGACGCTGAGCATGGGCAAATATCAGGCGGAGAGGATCGTGCGGACCGAGGTTATCCGGGCATGCAACGAGGCCACGTCCTGGGTTTACCGGCGGTTCGGGGAGCGCGGCCTGGTCACCGGCAAGCGGCGGCTGTCAGCCCTGGACGACCGCACCTGCCTTGCCTGCATCGCCCTGGACGGCACGGAGTACCCGCTCAACGCGGAGATGGACGACCATGTGCTGGGCCGCTGCGTGTTCGAGGCGATTGTCCCCACCTGGGAGGAACTGGGATTTGAGGGGATAGAGGAGCCGGCAAGGCTGCGCCGGGCCAGGGACCCCTACTCCGGGGAGAACGAGATCGTGAAGTTTAAGAACAGCCAGGAATGGTTTAACTCCCTGGACAGCGAGACCCAGGCCCGCATGTTGGGGCCCAGCCGTTATAACCTATGGGTAGAGGGAGCTGTGAGCCTAGATCAGATGGTCGGGCCGGGCAGCAGCCTAATCCCGCTGAAAAACTTGGGGGTGTAAGATTATGGCAGTTTGGAGCACAGCTTATATCAACGACCTCCCGGACAGCGCATTCCTTTACATCGCGCCGGGAGGAGAGAAGGACGAGCAGGGAAAGACCGTACCGCGCTCATTGAGGTACTTCCCGGTGCGGGACGCGAGTGGAAAGGTGGACATCCCGCATCTCCGCAACGCCCTGGCCAGGATACCGCAGTCTGACCTGCCACAGGACGTGAAGGAGCGTGTGAGGAGGAAGGCAGAGGCCCTGGCCAGGGAGTATCTGACGACCTACCAGGAAGAGGAAGAGGAGGTGATCCCTCTAAAAATTACGGAGATCATGGAATCGGAAGGTGATGGCAGTATCAACCGATACCGGGTACAGCTGCTGGAGCCGGATACGGTGGGGAAGGGCGCCAACAAGCGGGTATATCCCTCGTCGATGTTTGCCAGGAATTACCATCTGTATGAGGGCGCGAAAGCCTACCTGGATCACAGCTATGATAGGCAGAAGAACCGCTCCGTGAAGGACGTTGTAGGCTACTACGAGAATGTCGCGCCGGATGGGTCGGCGGACCTGGTGGTGGTAAACCACCGCGACCTTATCCACCCGCTCATCCTGGAGCAGCAGCGGAGCGGCAAGGAGCTGGTCGGCCTGAGCCACCATATTTTGGCAAGATCCAGGCCGGAGAAGCGCGGCAAGGAGACCGTCAACGTGGTGGAGGAGATCGCCGATGTCAGGTCGGTGGACCTGGTTACGTCCCCGGCTGTGGGGGGGAGAGTTAAGGAGATACTGGAAGATGAGGAGGTAGAGATGAAAACGGTAGAGGAGTTGAAGGAGTCCTACCCGGAGCTGCTCGCAGAGTATCGGCAGGAGGTAGTCGAGGAGCTGCGGGAGAAGATCCGGGAGGAGACGGAGGGCAAGGTTTACGGAACCAAGGCCAACCAGGAGAAGAAAAGGAAGGAGCTGGAAAAGCGGTTCAGCGAGCTGGAGGAAGCCATCAAGGACAAGGAGGCCAGGATCGAGGAGCTGGAGCGGGACCGCGAGGCCATGCGGCGCGAGCAGCTGGTGGCGGAGGCCGTGAAGAAGAGCGGGCTTCCCCCGGCGGCTGGAGCCCGCATCATCGGTGCATTGGAGGAGGCGTACGAGAGCGAGGAGGAACTGGTCGCAGCAATAGACGAGGCAATCAAGTCGGAGAAGAGCTACATCGCAACCATCAGGGACAGCGGGCGCACGTCGCGCCCCGGCAGCTCTCGCGATGCCGCCACCATGGTACTGGAGGAAGCTCGGCAGGTGCTGGGCGAGATGCTGGGCAACACCGAGCAAAAGGATGAGAAGGAAGGAGGAGGAAAATAATGGGAGACCTGAAATATCCCCATGGAGACCAGATCGCAGTCACAGCGGCAGGCGTCACGGCTGGTGACCCGGTGGCCGTCGGTAACATCTCCGGCGTGGCTCTGACCAGCTCGGATGACGATAATCAGGTCGTCATCAAGCGCAACGGCAGCGTCATGTTCACGGTGGCTGGGTCGTCTGGAAACCCTGTCGCCGTAGGGGATTGCCTGTACTACCATGCCGGCCCGCCAGTGGTGATAAATAAAGCCCCGGAGGACGGCGTCTTTATCGGCTGGGCGCTGGAGACTGCCGCAACGTCGAAAGAGATTGAGGTGCTGCTCGCGGGCGGCGAGCCTGCTAATCCGATAGGGGTGGCCGCGTTCCAGACCATCCTGGATGCAGGGGTCGGGGCCTCAGGATCATACTCGTGCACGGATGTATCCGGATCGCCGGATTCGCTGCTTGCGGCGGATGATACCATCAATCGCGCGGTCCTGGTCGTGGCGATCTGCACGGAGGATGTTGTCGCAGGGACTGGGGATGGTGCCGCTGCACCTACCTTCCAGGTCGGTGAGGCTGGAACCGCAAACAAGTTCTTCACTACTACCGCCTTGGGAAGTGGCGAGGAAGGCGACGTGTTCGTCAGCGCAGGGATCCTCACCAAGGAGAAAGACCTGATCGTTACCTGGACGACGGGGGGTGGCGTCGGCCCCACCGGCGCATACAACATCACGGTTCTGGCCCTACCCACGGCTTAAGGAGGTGACATGGAATGAAACGGAGACTGGAAGACATCTACGAGGCGGTAGGCCCTGACCAGTTCACCGCCCTGCTGGGAGAGGAGCTGCACCGGCGGCTGCAGAGGACGTATGCAGAATTGCCGGGAGTTTACTCCCAGTATTGCTCGCTCGTCGAAGTGCCCGACTTCAGGAATCAGAACATAATCTCGATCAGCAGCACGGAGGACCTGGAGAAGCTGCTCCCC